ACCGTACCCGAGACCGGGCGGAAGCGGAGACAAGACAACGAAGCATTACGGCTCGAAGGGGCTGCCGACAGATGAGCTGCACAGGTGGATAGAACAGAAGAGGACTGAATATGCCGGAAGTAGCACAGGCGACCATACTGGTAACTCCAGTTCTTGAAGGCGCACAGCAATCTTTAACTGAACAGCTTACGGGAGCCGCTGAGCCTGCCGCTTCCTCTGCAGGTAAAGCTGCGGGCAAATCCCTCGGCGAAGGGATGTCGAGCGTTGGCGGCGCTCTCACAAAGGGTGTCACGGCTCCGATCATGGGAATCGGTGCGGCAGCGGTCGCGGCGTGGAAAGACGTAGACGAGGGGCTCGATACCATCGTCCAGAAGACCGGCGCGTCCGGCGAAGCCATGGACGAGATGCACGGGATCCTGAACAACATCACGTCAAGCATCCCGACCGACTTCGCGACAGCAGGCGCGGCAATCGGTGAAGTAAACACCAGATTCGGCGTGACAGGGCAGGAGCTTGAAGATCTGTCTGCGCAGTTTCTTAAATTCGCGCAGTTGAACAACACGGATGTGTCCGGCTCCATTGACAGCGTGCAGGCCGCCATGGCGGCGTATGGCATGGATGTCAGTGATGCGTCGGATGTGCTCGACATACTGAACAAGGTCGGGCAGGACACCGGCGTGTCGATGGATACGCTGGCCAGTTCGCTCCTTGCGAATAACGCAGTTCTGCAGGATGCGGGACTCGGCTTCAACGAGTCGGCGAACTTCCTTGGCAATCTGGGAAAAAATGGTATCGATACATCGTCCGTGATGTCCGGCCTCAAAAGGGCAATGGCCAATGCTGCAGCAGAAGGCAAGACCACCGGCGAGGCACTGGCTGAGATCCAGGAACAGCTTATCGGAGCCGAGACGGGCGCAGAGGCCGCACAGATAGCCATGGAGCTCTTCGGCTCTCGGTCCGGAGCGCAGATTGCACAGATGGTCCGAGACGGGCGGCTGTCCTTTGATGAGTTCAGCGGCATGGTCACGGACTGGGGCGACTCGGTCAGTACGACCTTCGACAATACTCTGGATCCGATAGACAACATGACCACCACGATGAACCAGTTAGAATCCGCAGGCGCGGAGCTGGTTGACGCGGCGGGCCCGATGCTCGTCCAGATCTTCAGCGGGTTGGCTGATGTGGTCACGCAGGTGTCGGATGCATGGGGCAATCTTTCGCCGGAAATGCAGGAGACCATCATCCAGGTGGCAGGCATTGCGGCGGCGGTCGGTCCTCTTCTGGCAATCGGCGGGAAGCTTCTCGGCGGTCTTGGATCCATCAGCGGACTCATAACTCCGCTAGTCACGAATCTAGGCGGGTTAAGCACGGCAGCCACATCGGCAGCGGCTCCTGTCGCTACAGCAGGTGCTTCGTTCGGCACGATGGCAGGACAGGCGCTCAAGCTCGTTGCGGTCGGCGCTTCCATCGTTCTGGTGGCGGTCGGCATCGGTCTTCTGGCTGACGCGGCTATCCGAGTATCTTCTGCCGGCACTGCGGCGATTGCTACGCTGGCCGGCATGGCGGTTGGCATCGGCGCACTGATGGCAGTGGCATCCGCAGTCGGTCCGGGGCTTACAGCCGGAGCGGTCGGCATCGGGGTGTTCGGTGCGGCCATCCTTGCAATCGGTGGCGGGATCGACCTGGCATGTACCGGAATCACTAAGGTGATTGATGCGGTAACGAACTTTACGACCGTGATCACGTCGAACTCCGATAGTGTGAACAGCATCGTTTCCAATATGGGGACGACAGTCAGCGGAGTTCTGGAAACGATTGCTGACGGCTTTACGCGTGTTATTGATTCTATCTCCGGTGGTATTTCGAGTGTACTCGACTCCGTCGCGGGAATCATTGACAGTATCGGGAATGCTGCGCTGAACGCCGGCACCGGCTTTGATACTCTGGCGAATGCGGTTCTTAAACTGGTCGATGCGGGGATTATAAGTCTTGGGTCGACACTCGGCACAGTAGCAGACGGCATTACGAAGATCGCATCTGCGGCAAGCTCCGCAGGTGGTTCGGCCTCAAGCATTACAAACCTTACAAATGCATTTAATCCGCTGAAGTCTGCGGCCTCGACGGCACAATCGGCGTTTATGACATTCTCAAACAGCGTGAAGTCGGCGATGATGAATATGAGCTCATCCGTGGCATCAAGCGTTAATTCGGCGAGGGGGCAGATGACATCCCTGCAGTCAAGCGCCATCGGGATGGCTTCTTCAATCAGGGGGTCGATCGACGGCATGGGGCTTGGCTCGGCTATGGCCAACCAGATGGCGAGTGCTTATTCGAGCGCCAGCGGGTATATTTCGGCACTGCGGTCACTGTTCGCCAGTACGACGTTCAGTTTTAACCAGTCGATCGCGCTACCGCATTTCTCAATGTCGGGCACGTTTAATGCACAATCCGGCACGGTGCCGTCCGTCAGCGTTTCTTGGTATAAGAAGGCGGCAGAATACGGCGCATTGTTCTCCACTCCGACGATCATCGGTGTTGGCGACTCGGCAGATCCGGAACTTCTTCTTGGAGAGAATAAACTAAGAGAACTGCTCGGTGACGGGCGTGGCGTGACTTATAACGTCACTGTCAACGGAGCAGAGAACCCAGAGACGTGGGCGGCAAGGTTCGTCCGTGAGACAAAACAGCTTATGAGGATTTCATAAATGGCGAGCACAAAAAAACCTAGTGGTCTCAGCATCGCGCGAAACGGACTGAAGTTCACATTTGGCTGGAAGATTGCAGACGCGGATTACGATGCCGGCCAGAAACTGCAGTGGCGGATCTATACTGGCAAATGGTCGGCATGGACCAATATCAACATCGGCGTAAAAGCTACATCAGCGTCCGTGTCGTTCAATGCCTCAAATTACTGGCCAAACACAAAGACTTATTTCTACGGGATCCAGTTCAGAGTACAGGGCAAGCGCAAGAACACGACAAAAGACGGATGGACAACGACGTATGACTGGTCAGGGTATACAGCATATACGATGGACCTGTATGCGCCGAATACGCCGACAGCAACGGCAACGCTTGACCAGAATTTGGACAACCGTACCACATTTGCGTGGAACACAAGCACGTCAAACACGGACAAGAAGCCGTTCGCAAATGTCGAGTGGGAAAGCAGGGTCATTTATAACAATTCGGAGACAGACGGATCCAAGATAAGCTGGAAATCGTCGTCATATCTCTATGAGCACGGGACAGGTGGCGCTTCTGGAAGCAGGGCCTTCACAGAAGACACGGAGCTGTCGAATGCCCGAGTAAGCTGGACTCGATGGTTTCGTGTTCGCGCCAGAGGGTGTGGAGGTAATGGAGACGTAAAAGGTTGTTCTAATTGGCGATATGCGAAACACGTCTATGCCAGACCGGCCACGCCGAAGGTCAACAGCGTCACGGCTCAAGCGCGGAATTTTTACAACATGACATGGACCGCCCCGGCAAATGCCGCGCAGCCGGTCGACAAAGTTTATGTTGAGTATGCAGCTGGTATCCCGCTGACAAACATGCGTCCGCCGTCAGATCCGAACTGGACTACCGCGCAGGAACTTGCCGACACCAGCGGGAAAGACGCAACGACGTTCCTTGCTGACCGAAACCTTGACTTTGACGAATGCCTGTGGGTGCGCGTCAGATCGTGGCATGACAGGCTCGACAGCCCGTCTAATCCTGTCCTTGCCAAAGCCGGAAGGCTTAGCACTCCGGAAGCGTTAACAGTGCAGATCGGCGGCACATCGGAGGACCCGAGAGCGTCTATCACGGCGACAAACACAAGCGCCGTAAGAGATTCCTGCCTTGCAGTCGTATACAAAAAAGGCAGTTTCCAGGAAGTCGTCGGCATTCTTCCGTATGGAGACGAGGAGATCGTTGTCCGGTACGCACCACAGCCTGGGGACGAACGTGAATACTTCGGCGTATATGCATTCCAGGGGACTTACGTTGCGACACAGTCGGACATTGACCTCGTGACCAGATACGCGATCACGGCGAACATGACATCGGCGACATTATGGGAAGGTGGATATATTCCTCTGGAGCCGACGAACGTAACGGTCGCCAAAAGCATGATTGGTGATCAGGTCGTACCCGGCGAGGTGCGGCTTACATGGAAATGGCCACAGTGGGCATACGCAAACCGTTGCGAGATCAGCTGGTCGCAGAATCCATACGCATGGGAATCCACTGAAGAGCCCAGCACCTATATGCTCACGTCCATGACCGTGTCGCAGTGGCGCATTTCAAAGCTCGCAGTCGGCACGATATGGTACTTCAGGATCCGACTCGCGAATGAGACGCAAGACGGTATCACATGGGGGCCGTATTGCGATCCGGTCTCGATTGACTTGGCAGAGATCCCAAGCATTCCGGTCGTCAGTCTCTCAGCGGGTGTCGTAAATCCGAATAAGAATTTTACAGTCAGCTGGGTCTATACAAGCAACGACGGGTCAGCGCAGGATTATGCGCAGGTTTCGGAAGCGTCGGTTACAGACGGCGTTGTGACTATAGGGAGCCAGCTCGCGAAGGTTACGGGTGGGGCAAGCAAAAGTATCTCGACAAAGAACCGCTCAGGATGGGGCTCAGGAACAAATCACTTCGTTGTTGTGCGCGTGAAGTCCAAAAGCGGGCAGATGTCGGAGTGGAGCACGCCGGTGCCGATCTCAGTCGCGCCTCCGGTCACCTGCTACATCGAACAGACCTCCCTTGAGGAGGAAGTCGGCAGGAACCTTGAAGTATATCCGTACTACCACACTTCCAAAGTGCAGAACGGCATTACCTTCACGGACAACGGCGACGGAAGCGTCACGGTAGACGGCACGGCAACGGCGGACACCACCTTCTGGCTTGCCGGAAGGACCATTGAGACAGACGCAATCAAGATCGACACATCGAAAGGCTATGTGCTGACCGGATGCCCCGCGGGCGGTGCTGTGGGCACTTACGCATTGAGGGCGACGGTATACGCGCAGGGCGTGGTTCCGGACCCGAACACAGGCTCAACAGTGAACGACATTGGCAGCGGTGCCAGCATCGCCACAGGGAACGCTTACGTCTCCCCGTTCA